CTCTGCAAAAACATACTTCAAGGTAGATGTTATATTTTTTTTACTGACAAATCTAAAACCTCGTATTGAAGGGGAAATGGTTCCTAAGTTAGTATTTTTATGGAAATAATCTTTAATTGCTACAGCAGCGTCTGATGCTAATTCTTGTGAAAACCTCCGCTGCCCCATGATTGCTTTGCTCTGCAAATGGCCTCTACCAGTTGCCCACTTTAGTGGGTCATCACTATTTTTTAAGTCATCATACTCAAGATCAAAGGACTCTAGGCTGGCTATATTAGGAAGGAATTTTGTGCTATTTTGTTGAAGAGTAAGGTTCTTTTTATATGTAAATCCTGTATTAGAAGCTACAAATGTAGCTTTCGTTGCATCCTCGTTAAAAATTAACTTTAAAGTTGTATCTTCAACCTTTATTATTATCTCTTTTGTAAGGCTTTTTTTGTCTAATGAAGAAACAACAAGCTCAACATTGACTTCTATTTCTTTATTTTCAATTCCGAAGTCATCATCAATATATCTACCACTTGTAGTTCGGCGTGTGCGATATTCATTTATTTTTAAACCAAAATAAAAAGAGATATTTTTATTTTTAGTCCCTTTTGAAATAGCCTCCTCAAAATCACCGAAGTCGACAAGGCGACCATACCAAAGTATAGGACCTGTTGTATTAGCTTCGAATGATTGCCTCATCAGGGGGAATACACGTAATAACGAACTTTTCCCGCTACTATTCTTACCAACAAATACAGTAATAGGTTTTATTAAAAAATTAGCACGTGAAGTAAAACTTCTTAGATTTTTAACACCAAGAGAGGTAAGCATTACATCATCCTTAACAATTAGTTTTTTGTAACTATATGAGAATACCTATGCATCAGTATTTTTTCTATCTTAATTATTAACGCGTACGCAAAAAAGTAGGTACTGTGATAAGAGTGGTTACTTAGTCACGTAGCTTACACAATTCAGAAAACCTCGTTTTTTGCGGGGTTTTGTCGTTTTCGCGCCTAAATAATCTGCAATAAGTATGATTATCATGTGATTGTGGCGCATTTTCTTTTTGCTTCACACCCAACCCTTCAGGGAGGGGGAGACTATGAAAATGAGCAATATAACAACAGCGGTCTCCTATACCGTGTCGGGTGGTAGTTTTATTTTCTGGGTTAAAGAGCTGATTGCTGGATTCACACCTGATGAGTGGACGGTTATTGGCGTACTTGGCTCTTTGTTTTTTATGGCCCTGACATTTTTGCTCAATGCAGGCGTGAAAATTTGGGACAGACGCCACGGCTATAAACCGGATGGTGAGTGATGGCCTCGACAAAAAGCAAATTAAGTTCGGTAGTCCTGGCTCTGGTTATGGTTGCAGCACCGGCCACAATAATTCTTGATCAGCTTTTGGATGAGAAAGAGGGTAACCGGCTTTCAGCTTATCCAGATGGGAAGGGGGTTTGGACTATTTGCCGTGGTGCCACAGTAGTTGATGGCAAACCGGTAGTGAAAGGGATGAAGCTGTCAGCGGAGAAATGTGCTGCGGTGAATAAGTTGGAGGCTGACAAGGCCATCAGTTGGGTAAATAAAAATGTCCGGGTACCGCTGACTGAACCACAGATTGCCGGTATCGCTTCGTTTTGCCCCTATAACATCGGCCCAGGCAAGTGTTTTACTTCCACCTTTTACCGGAAACTCAATGCTGGCGACCGCAAAGGCGCATGCTCTGAAATCAAACGCTGGGTATATGACGGCGGTAAAGATTGCAATATCCGCTCAAATAACTGTTACGGACAGATAGAACGCCGCGCGCAGGAAAGCGAACTGGTCTGTTGGGGGCTGGATGAATAAGGTCATTGGACTAGTTATTACTGTGCTGGTGATGGTTGTGTCGGCTCTGTTCTTTAACAGTTATCGCCTCTCAAATCAGGTCAAAAAAACGGAAGCAAAGCTGGTGGCCGAGCAAGCCACAAACACGGCACTGGGCAACATCATCGATGCATACCAGGTGAATGATGCCGCCAACCGAGCAGCCACAACCCGCCAGCTAGAGAAAGAAAGGAAACTACGCAATGAAAGTGAAGATCGGCTTAAGCGGTTTCTGGCGGCGTCGTCAGATGATAAGTGTGCTATTCAGCGCATGCCTGACGCTAGCATTAGCATCATGCGCGAGTAAGTCTGTACCACGTCCAGCCACAACTTGCCCTCTATTGCTACCTCCAGAATCAGCATTATTTGTATGTGAAGTACCTGAGTTTTCTGGTATTACATGGGGTGATAGTGGATTATATGCACTGATCCTAAAGCGTGAGTTGCGGATCTGTAAGGGACGGTTAGATGAAGTAATTGGCTGGCGACAGAGTGTTGCTAAGAAAACTTAGACTCTTATTTCATACGCACATATTATGCTTTGCCGAGTGACCATTGAACTCATCATTTAACCTACATTATTTTATGTGGTGGTAAACATAGCGCTTAGTATCAGAGCACATCACTTTAACAACGACATCCTGACTCATCACCCGTGCTAAAGGTATTCTAATATCCTTAAAGGAGAAAATATGGAATGGTTTAATAATAATGCTTCTGCGGTAATCGCTGCTTCAGCGGCTCTCCTCGCGGCTATAGTTGCTGGTAGTTTTGCTTTGCTCGGAGCTATTGTCAATAATAAAGCAAATAAGCAACAAAGAGAGGAGCTATTCCAAGCTGAGAGATGGAAATCAAATCGGCAATTATTTATTGAAAAGGGTGAAGAGGCTATAGGATTGATATCTTCGCTGTCTAATGAGTTTTTAGCCGTTGTCAATGCGACAACAATCGATACTGTAGGTGGACAGGACGGGGCTATTTCTGACAAGGTCAAAGAGCGGCTCATCAACACTAATAGTGGTGCCATTCTAGATAGGCTTGATACATTAATAACAGCCTACTTCCCAGAGCTTTTACCATTTAAAGAAGATATTCTTAAAATTTACCAATTAGGCTTAAGAAAATATTTTGAATATGTAATGGGTAAAGTTAGTAAGCAAGATGCTGCAATAGATTTGCTTAAATGTAATGAATCACTAGTTAACAAAGCTCAAAATTTCAAATTGGAACTTTCCCGTAAAATATCCCAAACACTATAAAAATAGCCAAGCAACTGTATTCTTTACTCAAAGTATTTAGGGTAGACACCATAGTTCTTTCGGATGTTTATGGCATCACATAGCAGCTTTGCGAGGCTGTTATGTAATGCGCAAACAAAGCCATCAGTAACACCTTCCGCTCACCCTGAGCATGGTTGCTGGTGGTTTTTTTATTTAGGAAGGTGGGCGACCGCTGGTAGTTGTAGCTACTAACGGCCATTCATACCCACAGGTAAGGTCATGAGTACGAACCAAGGCCCACTTGCTCTCGAGAGCAGGGTCATAATAGTTGGAACATGCAAAATGACCATAGTAAAAAATCAGAATAAATTAGAGATAGCCTATAAATTACTCAATTCGTTGATTGTTTACGCAAAAAATGCGAGAACACACTCAGCGGAGCAAGTAGATGAAGTTGCAGCGAGTATTAAACAGTTCGGTTGGACAAACCCGATCCTTATTGATGAACGGGGTGAGGTAATTGCGGGTCATGGTCGTTTATTGGCAGCGGAACAGTTGGGTATGGAACAAGTTCCTACCATCACACTATCTGGGTTAACGGAGTCTGAGAAAAAAGCCTATCGTCTTGCTGACAATAAATTACCGCTGAATGCTGGGTGGGATCAGGATCTCTTAACTTTGGAATTAAGTGATTTATTGGCAGAAAATTTTGACCTTGGTCTAACCGGATTTTCGTCTGATGAAATCGATCAAATGTTGAATGTCGATTTTCTGCCTGGTAACGAAGATGATCAGGGAAAACTCGATCATCTGGACGCCAAACTCTGCCCACACTGTGGGGGTGTTTTATGACAACACTCACGGTGGATTGGGCGACTCATCAGGCTGCCAGTTTTGCTTGTCTTAACTGGCATTATGCCAAAGCGGTACCAGTGGGAAAATTGGTAAAAGTGGGTGCGTGGGAAGATGGAAAATTTATAGGTGTCGTTATTTTTAGCCGCGGCGCTAATAACCATATCGGGCAGCCATACAGTTTACAGCAGGATCAAGTTTGCGAACTTACCCGCGTAGCGTTACGCCAGCATATATCCCCGGTTAGCCAGATATTGGCTAAAGCGATTAAATTTCTTGCCGATGTTTGTCCGGGTCTGCGGCTAATCGTCTCCTATGCAGATAAAGACCAAAATCATCATGGCGGAATTTATCAGGCCACCAATTGGATATATGAGGGGTTATTTGGGGCCGGAACGGTGGGTGCATTCATCATCAAGGGTAAGAAAACACACCCGCGTAGCGTTTCAGCCAAAGGTGTAAAGCAAAATCTTGAATCAATCCGCCAACATTTAGATCCCAACGCCCAAGAGTTTAAAACGTCAGGAAAGCATAAGTATCTGATGCCCCTCGATAATAAAATGAAAAAAATCCTGATTTCACGTCATAAACCCTATCCCAAGAGGGCCTGACGATGGATAAGCCGACGCTAGATAAGGTGGAGGCATTGGCAGGGCGTGGATTAACGGAACAGCAGATAGCCGACACACTGGAAATCGACATTGATAATTTAAGAAGAGATAAATCAGCAATCTCACTTTACCGGCTGGCTGTTCGCCGGGGAAAAGCCAAAGGGATAGCGGATATATCCAATTCTCTGTTTATCAAAGCCAAGAAAGGCGACACGCGAGCCATGATTTTCTTGCTGGAGCATTTAAAACCCAAATGTGAGTAAAAAATGAAAAAGCCGGATTGGGAGGCGATAAAGCGCGAATACTGTGCCGGACAACTTTCAATTCGCGCATTAGCTGAAAAGTACGGTGTAAGTGATACCGCAGTACGGAAGAGGGCTAAAGCTGATACTTGGCCTAAGCCCGAAAAGGTTCGCAAAACAGGTTCGCATCATTCCGGTGCGAACCTGCGAACCAAAGATAAAAAATCAATTTCGAAAATTGAAAATATCGAATTGCCTGAAATTGAAAATCAAATTGAAGAAAGCCGCTCTATCTCCAGTAGATACGGGCTTAACGATATGCAGGCAAAATTCGTCAGTGAGTATTTAATTGATTTGGATAAGACGGCTGCTTATAAACGGGCCGGATATAAATGCGAGGGATTAACCGGTGCTGCTGCTGCCCGTCGGTTGTATCGCCATGTATCGGTAAACAGAGCCATACGCGATGCAATGGAAGCCAGAGAGAAACGGACGCATATCACGCAGGATGCTGTTTTAAATTGGTGGTGGGATATTGCTACGGCCAACGCCAACGAAATATCGGAGTTTCGCCGTTTATGTTGCCGTCACTGCTGGGGGATTGAAAATAAATACCAGTGGATTAACGAGCAGGAATATCAGGAAGAGTCAGAGAAAAGAACCAATAACGGTAAACCTGCGCCACTGGATGATGGCGGTTACGGTTTTGACAGTACGCTCGATCCCAATCCAGATTGCCCACGTTGTAATGGTGAGGGGCAAGGCAGGGCGCATTTTCATGATTCGCGGGATTTATCGATTTCGGCACGCCGCCTTTATGCCGGTGTTAAGCAAGGTAAGTTTGGCTTAGAAGTCATTACCCGTAATCAGGACGACGCGCTAAAAATGGTAGGGCAGCATTTGGGCATGCTGAAAAATAAAACTGAAATCAGCGGCCCTGATGGTGGAGCCATTAACCAGGTGAATTACACGCCAGAAGATTATGCGAAAGCGCAGCAGGTGCTAGAGGGAAAATTACCGGGGTTGGATTAAATGCTGAAAAAGTAAGCTATATGAAATAAGCAACTCGATTAGCTAAGTTTTCAACTAATCGATGTTATCAAAGGAAAAGCCACTTGAAAGTGGCTTTAGAAAGTTATTTTTTTGTATTTGTACGGCAATCTCGGCACCAGCTTTGATTTGTTGCACCGGAAGGTATAGTTCTAAAGCCAAAAAGTGTCTGAAGTTGACCTGCGTTGTGTGCTGTTGTTATTTTGCAATTAGGGCAAGTGTGGGGAAGATTAACAGTACCTACCATTTCACGTTTCCTTGTTTGTATGAATATCGTACATATTTGATTGTTATCTGGTCTGGAACTGACCGTAGACAAATAAAAAGAGAAATTTCTATTTATTAGCCTACTAAATACCGTCATTTTACTTCCTTACCCAGAGAGGAAATATGGGCAAAACCCATTACAAACATGTGGGTTATGAAATGTTATTTCAAGTGACGAATGACACATTTTCTTGATTATTTATACACGCTGTAATAATCCAAATGTTCGACCAAGCGCAGCCAACCCGCAGGATCACCACATGAGCGATATTCTCGAATGGGAAAATCTGGATTTCCCGTCGCGTGTCGCCCTGAAATCCCGATCGGAAAAGTCTTTTCTTAATTTCACTCGTATTTGGTTTGAGCTGTTGCAGAGCGACCGGTTACTGGTGAACTGGCATCATAAAATGATGGCTTCCAAGCTGGATGATTTAGTTAATAACCGGCTGCAACCGCGTAATCTGATTGTGAATGTGCCGCCGGGTGGGACTAAAACCGAACTTATTTCGGTTCATCTACCGGCCTATATCAACATGTTGGTGCAGACCGGCCAGTTACGGCGCTTTCGTAATCTCAATGTGTCATTTGCTGACACGCTGGTAAAACGCAATAGCCGCCGCACCCGCGATATTATCGCCAGCCCTGAGTATCAATCACTGTGGCCTTGCCGTTTTGGTATTAATCAGGCAGAAGAGTGGGAAATTGTTAATAGCCGTGGCCGGATGGTGGGGCAGACGGTTTCCCGCTCCAGCGGTGGGCAATTAACTGGTGGTCGTGCAGGTTTTCCCGGACCTGATTTTTCCGGTTTTGTTGGGCTGGATGATTACAACAAACCCGAAGATATGTTTTCGGCCACCAAACGGGCCAACGCGAACCGTATCTTGGTGAACACCATCCGCTCACGGCGTGGTGATAAAAGTAAAGAGCATCCAACACCCTTTGTTTCTATCCAGCAGCGACTTCATACCGACGATGCCACCGGATTTATGCTTTCCGGTAAGATGGGGGTGGACTTTCATCACATCACTATTCCTGCGTTGGTTAGTGAGGAATACATCGATGAATTGCCGGAACCGTGGCGCTCACAATGCTGGTTCTCGGTTAAAAATAGCGAAAGTGTGGTGGTCGGCGGTGTACGTTATTGGTCTTACTGGCCAGTAAACGAATATGTCGGTGATTTGCTGCGGTTGTGGGAAAGCGACGAATACACTTTCATGTCGCAATATATGCAACGCCCACGGGCATTGACTGGTGGGTTAATTGATACCGACTGGTTTAAACGCTACACCCATTTACCCCCGCTGACTCACCGCGCCGTTTATGTCGATACCAACTCCGGCAAAATTGAAGATTACAACGACTACACCGTATTTACCCTTGTGGGGATGGGCGTTGATGGCAATCTCTACATTATTGACAGTGTGCGTGGCCGCTGGGATCCGGAGGATTTGCTGACCACGGCACAAGACTTATGGGAAAAGTGGCGACCCTATAATCCGAAACGCCCTGCGCCACTACGCCATATGGGGATTGAGGATAAGCAAGCTGGGCAAGGTCTGATTACCACACTGGTAAAACGTAAAAGTATTCCTATTTTGACTATTCCCCGCGGTTCGGGCCAAAACAAGCTGATCCGCTGCCTGAATACCATTCCGCAAATGAAAACCGGCTGTGTCTATCTTCCTGCACTGATGACTGACGACGGTCAAAAAATTCCGCAGGTTTATTACTGGGATGGCGCGGTGGCTGCATCGACTGATTGGGTGATACCTGCACTGACGGAATGCGCTGATTTCTCAGCGGATGACAGCCATAAAAACGACGACATCCTCGATACAATCATGGATTCGATAGAGATCGAATTAATTGCTGGTGGCAGCATCAGTTATGACAAGTGGGTTTAACGATGAGTGAAACACTGGATTTTGGCGGTAAACCCCGCATTCGCCTGACTGCTGATGGTTTGTCGAATGTAATGACGGGCATGGGTACCGACCGTGACCGGCGTATGTATAGCCGCTTTGTGTATGGCGCGATGCAAGATTTTGCCGAGTTGGAGGCAGCTTATACCGAAAACTGGATTGCCCGTTCGATTATTGATATTCCGGTTGATGATGCCACTCGCGAATGGCGCTCATTTCCGTCAGATGATGCTACCGCACTACGCAATGCTGAAAACCAGTTCAATATTCAAGGGGTCACCCAAGAGTCCTTTAAATGGGCCGGATTGTATGGCGGGGCGGGGGTATTGATGCTGACCGACCAAGACCTGTCTCATGAATTGGAATTAAAGAATATTAAAAAAGGCTCACTTAAGCGCTTGCTGGTACTGGACCGCATGCTGATCAATGGGCAGCAATACAACGTTTCTAACCCACTGGCTGAGAACTTTAT